TTTTTTAGGTCTTGGTAGCGATATCTCCTGCCGCAGTAATCGCACAAAGCGTAGGCAAATTTACCTGTTGCCGTAGCCATCTTAATACTCTATCTGTGGCACAAAATGAACACTGGCAGTATCCCTGTCTTCCAACGCGGCTTTTTGGAAATCTTCCTCATAAATCTGTTTCAAAAGCCCTATTCGATCAGGTGCGTATTTCAAGGAAAGCATGTAGGCCAGACCAGAAGCTAAACAAGGCAAAAACCTGAAGTTCACGTCACTGGTGTTAGTGTAATCACCCGCATCCTGTATTCGTCGAATACGGTAATACACCAAGGTATACGCTTTGTCAGATGTAGGGTAGAGGTATATCGTCGGTGTATTGCTTCTCTCTACATAAAACTGAGAAGGTCTAGCCTTAACCAGTTTGTTGGGAATGTCCAAGTATTCTGAGCGGCCTATTCTCTCTATGCTTATGTCTTGTTGTTGCCCGTTTATCGTGTCTCTAACAACCGCAGACAGCACATTTACTGTGTCTGTTCCCGGCGCAACTGTGGTGGTTCCGTTAGCTAAAACCGAGGTGGCCTGCTCAATAGTCCAAAGATTAAGTCCTCTATTGGCCCAATCTGAAAACAACAGGTTTAGGGACCGACGAGCGGAAGACAGCTGATACCCAGCCGTCATTCTCATGCCACAACGCTCAAACGCCTCTTCTATGAGGTCGTCAATGTTGAGATCAAATGTTGCTGTTCCTGAGGTCGCCATCGAGCAACTGCCTATAGAAATTAGTTCGTAGCTCGTACATCTCCGCTACATTGTATTCCCTAAAATACTTGTCGTAGTATCCGAGGGGCCTTAGTTTTTCTGCGGCTTTCTCTAGCTTAGATAATCGCTGCACAAAAAACATTGCATACTGTGTCTCTGTCTCCCCTTCAAAAGTCCCGTCATCAATAAGCTCATTTGACTCGTCTTCTGGATGAAATCCCATTATCCAAAAATCCTTGTCTTCAAAAGCCTCGTCTGCGATAGCTTCATTTAAGCTGTCCACAAAATAATGAAACTCATCCGGGTCCTCTACAAACTCTGTGTCCGCTATAATGATTAACTCTTTTGAGTCATCCCATTCGCTTAGAGTCACATAAAGGGTCTTATAATCCTCACTGTCCGTTTTAAAAAGTATGTCTACTTTGTTTTCTTGCCACGCCGCCTTGGCATACGGGCAAGGCGGCAAGTTATTAAAATCAGAGCTGCTGACCTCTAAGGCATACTTAGACCAATCTCTGATCTCCTTTAATATGCCGTTTCGGTCAGCGTCCGTAATCATTTCTTTTTCATTGCCATACCGGCCATGCCGCCGCGCATTTTCTTTATAGGCATTTTCTTCTTAGCCATACCGGCCATACCGCCGCCGCGCATGCGCTTAACTCCGCGACCCTTCAATACATCGGCCTGTGTTACTTTGCCGTCTCCCGTCAAATCAGGAAACTTGCCTTTTTTATTAGCCATGCCGCCTTTGGCCATCATGACCTCAACTTTAGGGCTAGGGGCCGAAAGTTTTTTGTTACGAGGCCCTGAGGAAACCGCTCCACCGCCTCGAGTTGCTGCGCCCATTCCACGTCCAGCCATCTTGATTACCTCACTCGTCTATGACGTTTAACTTTTTTAGCAACCTTTTTAGGCTGCGCCGAAACTTGTTTACCTTTAGCAGCATCTGCACGCTTCTTGCGTGTTGTAGCTGCGTATTCCTTACTGCTTAAAGACTTAATAGCTTTTGCAGGCAAATATCTCTCACCTGTGGCTTTGGGTCCTTGCGTGGAGGGCTTACCGCTTTTAGTTCTCCACTTCTGCTTTGTCCAAGACTTCAGGGATTTTTGGGACTTCTTGAGCGCCATTAATCTCTGTAGCCTCCACCTTTCGACTTATACTGCTTGGCCAGCATCTGCGCCTTACGTGCAGACCACTGGCCCGGCTTGCCTCCCTTTCCTGCGGCTTTTATTTGATTGAAAAGCTGCTTTCGCATAGTAGGCTTTGTGTAGTTGCCCGCTTTGTTTACAGAAGACTTCTTAACTGCCCCTCCGGTAGCTTTTCGGACTACTTTCTTTTTTGCCGCTTTTTTCATTACCATTTTTTACAACTCCAATATCTTGCTGAGAACTTATCCTTAGCAGTATCACAATTGTGTCTGGCTCTGAAGCTGGCCCTGCGCTTAGGGCTGCTTTTCTTTATCGTCATATTCGGATCGCCGAATCTAACCAACTTAACTTCATCGCCTTTTTTAGCCAACACCGCAAATTTCTTACTGCCTCCTGAAGTCCTTTTGGGTTTGTTAAACCCCGAAAAAGTCTCTCCTCTATAGGCAACCCGCCCAGAGGGCGTGCGTTTTACGTTCTTAGTGCTGGCCATTATTGAGGATCACCTCCTTCAAAGAACAAAGTAACACTTGTTACTTGGGCATCTTCAACATCTATAAATATACCATCCGTAAACAAAATGCCCATGTCTGGTATGAACAAGTCTTGGGCACCTGCAGCAGCGGGCGTAGTAATAGACATCAGGGCAGTGCCGCCAGATGTAGTGCCGTTTTTCAAAGTAAAAGACGACCCTGTGGCTGTATTTGTAAAATACACCCCATATAAGCGGCAGCGACCCACTACAGCGGAACCATCTGCCGTCTTAGTGACGGACTTGATATCGCTATAACTCATGGGTCACCTCACTCTAAGAGAGATTGTTGTTCTGGATGTACATAACCGTAACTGTTGCAACGCCGGTTGTGCCGTCACCGTTGGCTCCGGTGAAGTCAGCTAAAACCTCTAGGTCGGTTGTTCCGACGTTAGTGGCTTCTGTGTCTAGCGTTCCGTGAGTAGTGCCTGCAGCCTTAGTGTTCACAGTAGCTAAGAAAGCATCTGCGTCAGCAGCCGTTCCGACCGAAATAGTGGCCGCGCCGCCGTCATTTCCAGCGGTAGTGACGTTTAAAATCACATCAACAATTTGAGAATTGGCAGGTACTATCGCCATTCTTTGGTTGAGTTGGCTTGCGCCTGTGATATTTGGTATAGCAGATTGAGCCATAACCACAGAGCCAACATTGGCTACATCCGAGCCTACGGTTGTGCCGATGGTGTCTTTGATAGTTCCGGCCTTAATCGGACCAGAAAAAGTAGTAGTAGCCATGTGTATCTCCTGTCGTGGCTAGGGTCAGGCGCGGGATTGCACCTGTCAGGGATTATGTTCAGGATATAGAAAAAGAAAGGGGCCTACAAGAGGCCCCTTTACATACAACATCGATCTCTAAGGAGTGCCCGGAGAGCCGAAAATGCCGCGAGGGTCGCTAAAGCCAAAGCTGTAACGCTCACGAGCCTTGTAGCGCACATTTCCTGTTTCAAAGTCACCCTCGAAACCAGTGCTAATAGCTACACGCTGGAACATCTTCATGCCGTTAGGGGCATCAGTCATGATGAAGAAGGCATCAGGATCAGTCAAGTAGTGATTAACTACATAACCCTGAGGCACCATTCCCATGTTACGAACCGCGTTGATGTCATTATCTGCAGTACCTACACGCAGAGTAGACTTCAAGATGCGATCAGCAGTGAACTGAAGCTCTTTAGGGATCACAAGCTTAGTGCCTTGAACGGCTATCTTGAGGCCGCGCTCGTCAGTGAAAGCAGCAATGTCAATCAGTGCCTGTTCCAAAGAAGCTTCGGAAAGGTCAGCTGAAGTAGCCAACTCGTTAGCTAGATCGGGACCAGTTAAGGTCGGGTGATCAGTAGCACAGAGAGCTTTGCCGTCTCCACCAAGGGACGTGGTAAAAGCACCATTCAAGATATCTGCAGCTTTAATCTGCTTAGTCTGGGCCATGGAACGGGCCAGAGCCTTGGTGTAACGGGCTGACAGACGATCATAAAGGTTATCCTCAATGGCCTCTTCGGTCAGGCTGAATGCCAAAGCGATAGTTTCGTGAGTGTAGCGAGCCGTGTAAACTTCCTGTGCTTGGTCGTATGCAACGCCAGCACCCTCAGTTTTAACCGGAGCTTCTCCAAAACCGGACAGCATCACCTCCTCCTCAAACGCTCGGTCTGAAGACTCTGAGGAGTACACCTCTGAATGCTCGTTTTCGTAGGTATTGTATTCCAGACCAAACAAAGCGTTCAGACCGGGTTCCAATTCCTTTACTAATTGTGCGCGAGAAATTGCCATGTCTTAATTACTCCTATTGGCCAGCTACGCCTGCACTTCCGTACAGATGCTCGTTGATTTTAACCACAACGACAGCGTTGGTGCCCACGGCATTGCCGGGAACATCCCAAAGACCTATGACCTTCAGGTTTAGTGCTGCAGTCGTAGCAATGGTACTGGTATCCAACTCGTTAGCGGACATACCTGTAGTGGTATTTCCTGTTCCAACGACGATATCAGCGTTCTTGCCGTAGTTTGCCACAGCTGAAGTGCCATCATTCTGAATAATAAACAATTGACTCGGATCATCTAGTACATCGGCAGTAATTTTGCCTTGTGTGATGTTTACCGAACCGGGGTAGTAGTTTGAAAAAGTAGGTTTGCCAGTGGTTGGATCAGTGTAGAAACAACCATTAAACACACCCACCGCCGCCGTATGACTGGCGGGATTAAACTGCAAAATGTAACCATCTTTCAAAGTGACAAGATCGCCTTGAAAAATAGCGCCGGACTGGTTATCCGCAATTTCGTAGCCATACTGCTTCTGAGAGCCAGAAGCAGACAGGTTACCTAGCGGACGCAGGCCGAAAGCTTTATCTGCATTTGCCATGATAAATGTCCTTTAATAACAGGTTAATCGGAAGACCGAGGTCCTCCGAGACTAGTACGGGACTGCCTTTCAGGATTATTAATCTTCATCGACGAGTGTGCATTCGTCTTCAGTAGATCATTGTCCGCAGCCCGCATTTGATCATGGGTTCTACTTTGATAATACTCTCGACGCTCTTCTGCTGTTTCCTCTGGAATCCTTGCCAGCAATAATCCTCCGACGGATATAACACCTGCGTGCTTCCCGTCTTCTTGAACTACGCTTTCAAACTCAGGATATTCGTCTGCACGAACCAGCTCATACCCCTCTCGGAGTTTAGCTGTCACATTCATACGATCATCTTGTCCAGCTGATTCAGCCCTTATCCAACGGTGCTTATAACCCGGAGGAGCTGGGGGAGCATCTAATCGAGAAGGAGGTGCCCAGCTTTTACGACGCGCAGTCTTTTCACGAGTTTCAGTATCGCGCTTACTGCGGGAAAGTTTTGGTACGGTTTTGTCGTTCATGACTACCTCTTCACGTGTTTAGCGTATTCTTCAAGTGGAACCCCTAACTTTTTAGCGATTGCAACCTCGCTGGGTTTCAACTTTATAGTACGGCGTGCTGATTTGTTGACTCCCGACGCTCGGGTTGCAGGCGCCACCGTTTGCACGGGTCGGTTGGTCCTGTTATCTGGCGCAGCTTCTTGGGGAGGTTCTGCCTCTCCAAACTGTTGCGGAAATAAATTTCGCATTCTGCGATCTATCTCATCATAGTACTCGTCTGAAGTCGGGTCAAACCCCTCGTTCTTGACAAGCTCTACGTGAATGCCTCGCACGGTGTTAGTCATCACTATGTTCTGACCAAACCAAGAGTTCTTTTCTGCCCAATCTTCAGCCTTTGGATCAGAGGCTTTCTGGGCTTGTGGAGGAGGCGGTGCAGGCTCCTGCGCTTCTGGTACGGGTTCAGCTTTTTGGTTATTGAGCTGCTGTTGTTCCCATATGGCCTGCGTAAGTCTTTGTTGCGCCTCAGTTTCTGTGTCAATATCGCCTTCTTCTCTGGCCCTTTTTATCACCGTTTTAAGTGCGGTAATCTGTGTTTCAACGCGGCCTTTAGCTTCTCCTGTGCGCTCTGTAGCAGTCTGCGCGTATTTTTTACGCAAGTCTTCATGCTGCGACTGCACGCTTTTAGCGTATTCCAGAGCAGATGCTTCACGGCGTTCCGTCTCACGTAAACGAGCCGTAAGCTTATCTATTCGTTTCTTTACCTTGTCGGAGTACTCATCCAACTGGTCTGAATCAGGTGCAGCCTGCTCTTGCTTAGGTGCAGTCTCCTCCTCAACGGCAGGTTCTTCCTTTTCAGCGACTTTGGCCTCAGTGCCATCCTCGCTCATCTCAACCGTTGTTTCCTCTTCGTTGTCTCCAACGTCAAACTGAAGTTCTTTTTGTGGTTCAGCCATTGATATCTCCTTACATATGCAAGATGTTTTCGGGATCAGTGACTATCCCTAAAATTTCGTCATCATTGAGGAGTCGGATTTCGCCTCCGTCAATCTGAATGCGTGACCCGGCATATCTGCCAAAAATCACCCAATCGCCCTCTTGGCACCACGGACCGTCTGGAAATTTAGACGCATCCGCGTAGGCTAGGGGACCTGCCTTCAACACATATCCCACGTTAGTGGCAAGTTGTGTCCTTTCCTGCGTCTCCTTGGCCAGCATAATGCCGCCCTTGGTGGTTGCAGCCCCTCGGTATGGAAGTAAGGCAAGACGCCAGCCCGTTGGTTGGGGAATCAGGTCTCTAACGCTTTCTGCGATACCCTCTTCTCTTACCTTTCCATCCTCAGAATACGCATCATTGAGGCTTGGCTTAGAGGGCTTTTCCTCTTTTTGCCACTTCTCTTCTAATGCGGTTAGTGTAGGCTCAGATTGCATGTAGTCTCCTTTTAGTCGTCTGAGTATTTTTTAACTTCATTACGAATAACCTCATCAATGAGGTGAATACCCTCCAGACGACCCATCAGAAAACGATACCGCTCCATGTTGGAGATGTTTCCGTTCAAGACAAGTGCTTCTGTGTCCGTTTCTAGCTTTCTAATTTCTCTTAGAACGCGCTCGGCGAACTCCAGCATGGTCGTTTTCCCATGTAAGCAGACGGTTTAATGCCACCATCTGGAAGGCTTAGTAAATCTTTACTTTCTTGTTGCCGTCGCGTTTCCTGACAACTCGAGGCTTTGGTTTGGCCTTGACTGAGCCACCCTTAGCCATTTTGCGCGACTTTCCTGCCTTGCTTAACGCAATAGCCACAGCCTGTTTTTGCGCGGCTTTCTTACTGGCAGGTTTACTGGCGCCTATCTTACCTTTTTTCTCATAGGTTTTAACCAGTTCTTTTACATTTTTGCCTATTGTTTTGTTACTTTTTCCACCTTTTAGAGGCATTACCTGCCTCCCTTGGGTGCATAGATGCGTTCTCTAGCCACTGCGGCACGCTCGGCAGCGATTTTTTCCTGAGAGGCTATGCGCTCGTCATTGGCCTGAGAGTTCTCTTGGATACGCATCTGCTCGTTCTGCAGGCGCTGTTGTCCTAGCACTACGTCTGCTTGATCTTTAGCGGCACGTTGTTGAAGTTCCTGAGCCTTCAGGGCCACTACAGGGTCCTGACCCCCTTCTTCGCCGCCGCCCATCAACTGGGACTGCATTGCTTTCATGTCCATCATGTATTCTGAAACCTTCAACGCCACTGTCGCTTCACGTTGCATGTCAGAGATCATCTTGTCTGGATCATTGCCATACTGCTCAAACAATTCAGCTTCGGCATCCTCTTCAGCCTTGAGCTTAATATGGTCCAGAATATGCTTCTGCAGCTCTGTAGATGCCATGGGGTTAGCTTGCACTAACGGAGACATGCCCATGATTAAGTGGGATGCAATATGAGAGTCATGCTGTTGTCCAGCAAAAGCCTGTAGCTGCTTGCCGTCCACTGCGTCAATATTCTCGCTGGCTGGGTCTTTCGGCATCTGATTGGTCTGGACCTTTAGAATACCGTCGATATCCCGCACGTTCATTGCCTGATACACGCGATAGTACGCTTCGTACATGTTGTGCATCTGTGGGGCGCTCTGGGCCAGCTGGAGCTGCGTTTGCGCCAAGGTAATACGTTGGGCAGCAGAGAAGATGTTAGGGTCCGCTACGGGCAGCACGGCGACCATATTGTCGAAGTCATTACGTTTGACCGAGCGACAAGCACCGGGAACGTCATACGGGTACTCATCCGGCAGATATTCGCCGAATCCCTTGAACAACATCTCAAATTCTTGAGTCTGGGCATAGTACAGGCGCTTATGGATGGCCGACATGACCATAGAGCCACGCTCAAGCAGAGCTACTGTGGTGCCCACAGCGGCTTGTTGATTACCATCCCCTACCTGCATGTCCGCAGTGCTTGCAAGACGCTTACCGGCGTCCACAGTGAAGCCTAGCAGCGAGAAAAGGGTCTGACTTGGCTCTTTGTAGGGCATCGGCAACAAAGAACTGCTCAGTTCTGCCCCGCCAGCGTCAATATCGCGCCACTCACCCGGTTGAATGGGGTTATTATCAACCGCTATACGCGCTCCCTTGGCTTTGAAGCCTGCAGGGAGGTTGGATAGTGTGCCTGCGTCCAAAAGTT